ATTTCGGCGGCTTCCTTTGCCTTGGCCTCAGAGGCCTCAGCACGAAGAAGCTCCAGATCAGGAGTTTTTTCTTCCATGGCGGAATTTGCAGGGTGAGTTGTTACGGCTGAGGCCGTAGACACAGTCTCATTATGAGTGAAACTGCGCCCGATACCAACCGACTGATCAGCTGGCACGGTAACCAAGCTGATTTCGAAGGGTTGGACCGATGTTGCGCGATATGTAATTGGATCTGTGCTGCGATCTTCTTCCATTTTGTTGATCTTATAGCCAAAGCTTACGTTGCGAATAATCCCATCACGAATGAGATCTTGCATCTCACGACCAAGTTCGTTGTTGGCAAGCTTGACCTTGGCATAGCCACGCCTGTCCTTCATCCATGCACGTTGAACAACGCCAACAATCTTGTCAGCATCATGCTGATAAAGAAGAGGTGCGCCGTCATTCAAACGAGACAAGTCCATTGCCCCTTCATCCATGCTGAGCACTTCCATTCCGAAGTAACGCTCAACAGGCATTTCAGAAGCGAATGGGAACTCAAGTGTCCGATCTTCTGCTTCAGCAAAATCTGCACTTTGTGAACGCTTGAAGGATGAACCCTCAAACATGCGAATTGCAGCAATCTTGGTCAATGCGCTGAATTTATGCCCGACTTGAATGTCAGTCTCTTCACCATCGCGATAAACGTTGATGAGAGCAGCGGGATCATCCTCAGTGCCGGTGATCTCAAAGCTTGAGCTAGGGACATCAATCTTCCCGTTGCGTTCAATTCGAGCAATCTTGCCACGTGCGCGTCCGCCTGAGGTGTTCCAGCTGACGAAATCGCCAACCTTCAATGCATCAGGCTCTGCACGAAACTCTTCCTCAACGATTGCTTCGTCGATTTGAATTTCCTCAAGAGCACGATCTTGTGCTTTTTTGATTGATTCAGACTTCATGGTGCTCCAAGATTGACCGGCATCACCGCCCCATGCTGCCCATGCTACGCGACCCTTGCTAGGGTAACCATCTTCATCAGGGCTGAATCCTTTGCCCTTCTTGTCAACTTCATGGCGTGCAAACCATGCAGCCATAGTGATGACAGTCTCAGGGCTTAGCTCATCACCTGACAGGATTTGAGTAGCGCGAGTGCGAGCGACATCAGTGCCACCAGCTTCTCCTTCGCTTTTCCAGTCCCTATAACGCTGCGCTTCCTCACGCATACCCTCAGTGGGCATCAGGTCAATCTCGCTCCCGTTGACATTGGCCATCAGTCGTTCTCCTCGTGGATTTCAGGGTGAGGCGTTTCTTCAACAGGCGGGTTTTGTGATTGGCCTGCCTTGTCAACAGCACTAGGGTCAGAATCCAAAACGATGCCAAGGTCATCCATAGTGGCAAGTTCATGAGCCCGCTGACGCATTACCTCCTCAAAGTCACCACCATGTAATGCGATGACTTGAGATAGGGTCATGATCCCCGATCGGATCATTGATTTGTAGGCCTCTGCTTCCTTTTGCGGATCAACGAACTGTGCAGCAGGGGCGATCCACTTGCACTCGTAATAACGATCAGGATCCATGTCGAATGCAGGCATCTGCAATGCACCTGACATCACAGCCATATCAACCCAACGCTCATAGATCGGCTGACACAGCTTTTCGATCATGTACTGCTGCAACGTCTTGTAATGCGCCCGTGTCTCGATCAACTCCAGACGAGAAGAGCTGTAGTTGCTCTGTGAGAAGTCAGAACTGACTTGCGTATAAGAGCAGCCAACACCTGCAGCGACTGCACGCAGCATCTGCGCTACAAACGGGGTGAAAGCATCATCAGGACGGGAAGGCGAGAAAAACTGCATCTCTTCCCCAGGAGCAAGACGACGTATACTGCCGGGCGCGAAATCAAGCACAGACTGATCTTCGTATGTGCCATCTTCGAAAAGCTCTTGATCAGGGGTTTTGACAAAGCCCATCATTGCTGAGCTTGCACGTGCAGCGATAATCTCTGCCTCCTCATAACCCTTCAAGTTATTGAGACGCATGATCGCTGATGCGAATGCAGTCACGCCACGAGTTTGACCAGGGCGATCGACTGAATAGAGATGAATGATCTCATCAGCAGAAATGCGAGTGCGACGCTTCTTTGCTGTCTCGCTGTAGCTGAATTGATAATCGCCAGGGTGATAATTCAGAAAGTGATACGCAACCGGGCGATTCCACTCGTCAATTTCCACCCCCATCCGTACGCGATTACCATTCGACTCAAATCCGGTGTAATCATCGTCAAGAAGGTCAGATTCAATAACTTCAATGCCAAGAGGAACGCGGCTATCACCAAACCGCTGACGAACGAGACGAACAAACACCTCGCCCGATTCGATCATGCTGTTCAGGCAGAGCTGCTGAATTTGAGCCCAAGACAGCGTGCCACCAACATGACAGTTGTCAGCCTTGCTCCATTTCTTGAACTCATGCTCGATCAAGGCGTTCAAGCGTTCATCAAGACGCCCGCCACGAATCATGCGGACTTGTGCTTGATGCTTGATGCCTTGACCAACGACATTATTCTTGACCGCACGCAGGGCAGCCTTTGCGAAGTCAGAATCACGAACAAGAGCACGAGCGCGATTACGCAGCACTCGCAAACTATTCTTGATCTCAGAGTCAGCGCTGGTGCCTTGACTGACCCAGTCATTCGTCAGGCGATTCATCTGTGCGCCTGAATAGTTGCGACGTGCAACGCGGCGCTTGCGAGAAAACGGCCACATGATCAAACGAACCTCACTTTTGCGACGCCAGGATTGCCAAGGCCCTGTTTGACTTTTTCGGCGCGACGCTCACGATCGACCTCAGCCTTCAAGGCATCACGCAACTGAAGCAATTCTGCCATCTTGTAGCGTTTTAAGCTTCTCCCCCCAATCGTGTATTCCTGTACGACACCGCCTTGCGCAAGTGTCCTGATCGATGCCTCAACATAGTCAAGGTCGATTTGTGCTCTTGAGCGATCATCAAACGCACTTGGAGTTCCAGAATATTCAAGTGTCGCCTTGACCGTAAACTGTCCTCGACCAGCTGTGTACTGAACTGAACCTGAGGTGGCGATTGCCTGCCAGGTCCATAGGCCAGCGTCAAAGCCGCTAGTTGTACTTTTAGGAACGGTGACGCGCCACCCCGTACTTTCTGCAACGCCAACGATCGCTGCGCCTTCCGATGCAGTATTCGTGCGGGCGTACCAAGTGAGTGTATAACTTCCGCTGCCAATCTCAGTACCAATCGAATCGGTGAAGGCAGGTACGTCGAATTTGACAGTATCACCCGCGTAAATCGTGTCAGGAACGAGAATGGTCACCAGCTTGTAACGAAGGACTGCTGCGGACGACGCATACGTCGCCGTTTTAATGGCTGATATTCGGATTCTATCTCTTTTTGGGGCGAAGGCTCGTCTTTTACCACTGCCTTCTTGAACTGTTCAAAGATCGTATGACGGTTGTAACGCAGATAGAGAAAATTCAACGCAGCATACGAATAAACGAAGCAGTCCAACGCCTCGTTTCGATCACCGGCCTTTTTCTTCCATTCGCGCACCGCAAAGCCTTTGACGTAACGAACGACCTGCCGTTCTGACGTGAGCTGCTTGAAGTATTCAGCACTCGCCTCAGCGTGGAAATGGATGTAGCCAGGCCCGACTTCGTTGTGCTTCAACCTGCCGAATAGCGTGCTCTTGATCGTGTCAACACCAACAGGGAACACTTCGGCGGAGTTTTTCAGCACCTGCCCGCGATAGTTGATGTCAACCTTGCTTGGCTTGCCGATCGGTGGCTTGTTGCGTTGCGACTGACCTTTCAGGGCAAACACGTTTCGCTTCATCCGTTGACGGCAGAACGCATAGACCTCACTTGTGAAGTGACCGCCTGAGTCGATGCCAATTGCAGCGAGCTTCACCTCCTCACCCGTCGTACGTGTATACGTTCGGAAGATCACGTCATCAACTTGATCCCAAAGCTTCGTGCCTGCAGGGTCGCCATAAATCTCATCGTGTGAGATCAACCAGGCCTCTTCCCCTTCGGCCCATGCATAAATTCCGACAGCAACGCGATTGTCCTGCACGTCGATGCCAGCCGTGACAATACTTGCCTTCTCTGGGATCTCACCAGCCGGATAGAACTCCGCACGTTCACGTAAGCCTTCAGCACCGAGCTTTGCGCCAACTTCTTCCTCCCAAGTCTCGCCAAGCACAGTATTGACGAAGGTCTTCAGCAATGGGGCGTCGTTTTTCGCACGTAAAAATTCGCCGACGATTTCCTCCCAGCTCTTCCACCCAAGAGGCGAATACAAGCTCGACAGGTGAAAGCCTGCTGTACGTTTATCCTCTGAGGTTGCGGTGGGCCGCCACTCGCCGCGCCTCAACATCTCGCTTTTGAAGTGCTCTTGTATATGTGTTCCGCAGGACTCACATACATAAGCAGCAGTCTTCGGGTCAGCATCACGCCATTGAATATTCTTCCACTGCAAATGCTGCATGTGATCACAATGTGGGCACGGGACGAAGTAACGCCTCTGATCTGAAGCGAGATACTCCGTCTCGATACGACTCATGTCCTTGACAGTTGGCGTCGACGTA